CCTGCCTTGCTGGCAGAACGTGCATGGACAAGCGCCAATATCCCAATGCTCGGTCATGACACGCTCGACAAGCTCCTGATGATTCGCAACCTTGAGAGTTGGCATTGCTTCACTCATCGCTGCCTCCCGAACGATTCGTTGATTTCGTCGCGTGCTTCATCGCCCGACTGACGCGATTTAATCCAAGCATTCATGTGTGGCTGCGATTTCCAGCATTCCGATGGAGCGCAGTTGTAAAACCAGCTCACGATATTGAATATGGCGGCAGTGTTGATTTCATCTGCGCGGCCAAGAGATTCTTTCAGGTCATTACAAATGACGGCAGAAAGGAATCCTCCGGGCGGTATGCCGCGTAGGACATACCTGACGATTGCACCGTGAAGGTGTTCCGGAACTCGATACTGTCGAAGTGATTCGAATAACGTTTTTTCATTCATCGATAATTCCATCCAATGAACTGATCCCGCGTCTCCCGCCGTGAGCGCTCTTCCCACTGCCAGGCCTCGGGCAACTGATGGTGCGGAATACTGCTCGGCGCCCGCTCCATCTGACGGAGGAAGGCGCTCCATTCGACGAGGCGCTCAATGATGGCCTCGGCCTTCATTTCAAAATCCACATCAGAAATCACGACTTCCTCGAAGAAATCATCGAGCATGTCTTCGCAGAGGGGGTGGAGGCTCATGGTTGCTTCTCCCGTTCTGCGATCATCGCGTCGGCGATACGATAAGCACGTTTTGCAATGTCTTTCGGGTCCCACAGATGGTGAGTACCGCTCATCGACTCCGTCCAACTCACTAGCTCCGTCATTCCAATAGTTGCCTGACCCGCAAAGTAATCGCGCAGCGACATGCCGGGATGTTGCTCGTGGATTGGGTAGCGGCCTTCCCAATGGCCCTCGTTCTGGTCGTATTCAATGGAGGCGAATGCGGATCCGCCATTGTCTTTCATGGCTGTTCACCTCGTGCAAGGGCGAGCGCGGCAGTAACCTGCACGCAAAGCGGTGAATGATGCCAAGGGCGATCCGTCGTTTTGACGCTCTCACAGCTTAGCGAGCAAACGACTGCGGCGGCGGCCTCCAGCGCCTCGACCAGTTGCTTGTAGCCGCTGGCGTGAATTGCCGCCCGGTAAATCTTCGGTGCGTGCCAATCCGGACTACTGATAATCGTGCTCGGCCCCGGATAGTTGGACCGAAAGTACTGCATGAATTCTTCTGGCGTGTGCGTGCTCATGCGGGCTCCTGTTTCGCTAGTTCTGCCTTCTCGCGTTCGGCACATGCACGCAGGCAACGGAGACCAATCTACGCGTAGTCAAAACGGATGTCAATAGCCAATTAGCGAATAACGGAATTATTTTCTTGCATTGCGAATGGGCCCGTGGATAATAGGCTCCATGAACACTCAGGATGTTATCGAAATCTTGTGGGAGAGGAAAGGCAGGGGCTCCAGCAAGGACCTCGCCAAGAGCCTCGGAATCAGTCAGGCGTTCCTGTCCGACGTATTCAACGGTAAGCGCGAACTCGGGGATAAGATCCCGAAGGCGTTGGGGCTCGTGCGCCTGCCGGAACAATATGAATATCCAAAGCCCTCACGGAGACGCGCATGACCGCCGGCTGGCTCACCATCGCCATATTCACAGGCCTGTTCGTGGCCTACGCTGCGGGCTTCCTCACTTGCGCATTGCTGTCGATGGGATCGCAGGAGCCGCATGAACCGCCAGCTGTGGAGCCCGGCCGACTGCCGGGGGAGTCGCTGTTCCATGACTGATACCACATCCGCCCTTCCTTGGCCAGAGGGTCACGACGAGAACGGGTTCTGCAAGTGTGGCGACCACTGGCTATTCCATGCGTATTACGGACTGGCTTGCACGCTGAAGACGTGCGGCTGTCAGCGGTTTGAGAGCCAGACGCTAGAGGGGTGCGCGTGAAGCCGGCAACTTATCGCGAATTCCTAGATTCCAAAACTCTGATTCCGCAAATGCGAGGACTCGCTGAAGCGCCGGCGCTGGCGGCCCATCTTCACGGCTTCCAGTCCGACTCCGTGGATTTCGGTCTGCGATGTGGTTCGTTCGGGCTCTTTCTCGATACTGGCCTCGGCAAAACTGCGTGCGAATTGGAATGGGGATTCCATGCCGGCGAATCATCGAACGGCATGACGTTAATCCTTACTCCACTTGCGGTCGCTCGCCAGATTGAGAAAGAGGGTCGCCGATGGGGCTACGACATTCGTGTGATCCGCGACCAGTCCGACGCAAAGCATGGCCTGAATGTCTGCAACTATGACCGGCTCGATAGGTTGGATCCGTCCGCATTTGGGGCCGTCGTGCTTGATGAATCCAGCATCCTAAAAAACTTTACCGGTAAAACGACTGCCATGCTGATTCAGGCATTCGCCCAGCATCGCTGGAGGATGGCCGCGTCGGCAACTCCCGCGCCCAATGACCATACGGAACTTGGAAACCATTCGGAATTTCTCGGCGTGATGCCCATGAATGACATGCTCGTCCGTTGGTTCCTAAATGATACCGCGAACACGGGAACATGGAGACTCAAGGGCCATGCACGGGAATCGTTCTGGGACTGGATGGCGTCCTGGTGGGCAATAATATACTTGCCGAATCAGGGAGGGGAGGACTACAGTGCTGAATAAGCGCACTCCCGTCTTCGCCAATTATTTCTGGTTAATAGCGAAAAAGGAAGGTTCCCGAGTGAACAGAATAAATACGGTCGCCCTGATCGGGCTGGGCAAATATCTTCAGGCATTATCGACAGTTGACTCCTCAAAGCTTGTCGATATCGTCTCTGCTGTCTCTCAGGTCCAATTGATCTTGGGGCATATCCTATCCGGGGATCTAACTATCGATTGGAGGGCAACGCGCAAATCTGCATTAGAGCTTCAGGTTTCATTGGGTGCTCTGATGGCAACCAATCAGACAGAGGAAGCCGTAATAAAACAAAATCTACAATTAGCCCAACAAGCAGCGGCTCGATTTGAAGTTGTAGTAGCTAACGAGCTTCCGCTAGTTCCAATTTATACCGTTGATCCAGTCGGGGTATTTTCAACGGATGCATTGCTAGATCATGCCGATAGCGTATTCGGGATACTCAGGCAGAGAATGCCCCCCAAGGCGCTTGATGACACAAAACAGGCAGGAAGATGCCTTGCGTTTGAATTGCCGACTGCGTCCGGATTTCATATTGCCAGAGCCACGGAATCCGTCATTACCTCCGCAATGGAAGCGTTTAAGTGTGAGCCATTGAAGGAAAGCCAGCGTAATTGGGGTAAATATATTGAAGCCCTCGAAGGCAATGGTGCAAATAAGAAGGTTATTCAGGTACTCAGGCAAATAAAAGACTTACACCGGAATCCAATGGTTCATCCGGAGGTGACGCTTAGTATCCAAGAGGCAAATAGCCTATGGTCAATTTGTACAAGCGCCATTCAGGGTTTGATTGCCAATATGGAGACTCGTCGCAATCCTGACGACAGAATAAAGGAGATACTGGATTCGCTCCCGCCAGATGATCCGGGAGCTGTAATAAATGCGAGTGCTAAGCCATGAAGATAAAGATAGAGGGTAAAAACGAATTCGATCGGTTCGATCCAGTTTGCATAGGAGATTAACATGACCGACTACTCGACCCCGTGGAGATACCGACCGCAGCGGCAGACGCCATCGAACGCGTGGCTCGCCCGCACCAGCCTCCAGCGCCGACCGTGTCCGCTCTGGCCACTGCTCCTGATTCTGGGGGTCGCGGTGTGGTGGGGGTGGACCCGTGCATGATCCGTCAACAGTCGCTCACGAGAGACGATATCCATGGCGGAAGTACCGCAGCATGACCGCCGTGTGGGGTGAGGGGGAGGTATGACGATTGACATCAAAGTACCGCTGATTGACCGGATTCAATCCCGCGATGCCTGGGCGAAGCTGAATCGGATACTCCTGATGGAAATCTCCGTCTCCTCGCCAGAAATCGCGCGCGAATTGGCAGGATTTATGTCCGATCTGAACGTGGAACTACACAAGAAATTCGGGATTTTGGAAACAGCGAATAAGTAAATGGGTACTGTTATCGAACTCGCCAATCGTGCGCCTGTCGAAATGAGCGCGGAGGCGCATCGTCGGTACGTCGCACTGATGCGGTCGTATTACGAAGCGATGGCTCCCGGCAACCGGCCTGAGAATTGGGACGATATTGCCGAGGTGCTGACAGAGCGTGATGCGATTGAAGCTGAAGCGGTCCAGGCATTCTTGGAAAAGCGAATCTTTCGCAAGGTGGATCGGTGAGCGATGCCTACACCTTCGAGGCCCCGGGGCTTGGCGTGACGTTCGAGGCCGTGCGGCTACGACGGGAGCGTTCTGAGCTGATCGGCGAACTATCCATTCAATGCATCATACCGGGCGCTCAGACCATCAATGGATATCTCAGCACGGGAGACTTCAATTTCTCTAGTGTACGAGCGCGGCAAGACCGCGCAAAGGTTCTGACAACTCGGTCCCGAACCTGTGGGGAAATGGATTGGTTTGGATTACTGGAAGATTTTTGCCAGCGGGTTTTCAGCGCGGAGCGTGAAGGTGATCCTTCGGTAATTCTCGGGACTCTTCCACGACCCGAACCTGATGACGTGTTGAATGTGGACGGTCTGGTATTCCCACGCCGACACCCGTCCATTCTCTTCGGGGATGGTGGCTGTATTGCGCCAGACACGCTGATCGAAGGCCCGGAACTTTCAGAACGTGTCGATGTACTGGCGGAACGTGGCCAACCAATTACCGTTTGGGCGCTGGGACCGAATGGACGTGTTGCCGCTCAGGCGACGGCTCCGATGGCGAAGGGGTATGCAGCACTATTCCAGTTCACCCTGTCTTCGGGCCGCTCGGTTACTGTGACTGGCCGTCATCGTTTTTTGACTCCTTCAGGGTGGAGATTTGCCGAAACGCTCGCCATCGGCGATGCGCTGTCTGTCTCAGTTTCTCCCGCCCCGGTGCAGACAGCACATGAGGAATCCCAGTCAGAGTTTCTTTCAGATGCGCACCGTTGCCAGAAAATATTTCAAGATTCGACGGATCATTGTTCTGAGGATTCCCGTCCTTATGATGAACAACCTCTTTGCGCGTTAACGGGCGTCCGAGAATTTCCGAAGCAACTCTCCGGTGCTCCCTTACGTATCCATTCGAATTGGCCATCGGATTTTGATTGTCTTTCACGAGAATGTATCCCCTGCTCACTATTACCCCGCCATTCCAGAAGTGATTCTTTTCCGGACGTGCCTTTGGGGGAAGCCGTGGAATTCCATGCCGCTTCATCGCATGCCAGACCGCATTTCGAGAGCATTTGCACGTCTGGGCCATCTCGTCTAAAGAGCGGCCATCTAACGCCATCGATCGAATCGTATCGATTGGCAGATCAAGAGGCGGGCGACCAGTTCGAGCCATCTACAATTCCTCCTGATTCATTCTACCATGACAGCATATCCTCCATCTCTTATATCAACTACGCGATCTACTACGATCTCACTGTCCCGTACTACCACAACTATTTAGCGAATGGGATCTGGCACCACAACTCCGCCAAAAGCTACGTCTCTCTATTCATCCTGGGGACACTGGCGCTTGCGGGATTGAAGGTGGCGTTATTCGATTGGGAGTTGAGCGGAGAGGACCACCGGGACCGCCTGGAGCGCTTGTTCGGCGTGAACATGCCGGAGATTCAATACTGTCGCTGTGAGCGTCCTTTGGTGCATGAGTTTGACCGACTGCGGCGGATTACCAAACAGCACAAGATTGATTTTGCTGTGTACGACTCGGTGGCCTTCGCCTGCGACGGTCCCCCGGAATCGGCAGAGATTGCCGGAAAGTATTTTCGCGCCGTCCGTGAGATTCACTGCGGATCCCTCCATGTGGCGCACATCAATAAAAGTGAAAACGCCGACCAACGTCCATTCGGGAGTGCGTTCTGGCATAACGGCGCACGTATGACGTGGAACGTCCAATCCATCCCTGCAGCCGTCGATCGTGCCATACACCTCGGGTTCTACAACCGGAAGGCGAACATGGGTCCACTTCTGCCGGCGGTGGGAATGCGCGTGATGTTCCTACCCCAACGCAAAACCGTTATCGTTCCGGAAAATATTGCAGAAACCGACGAGTTGGCCGCAAAGCTGACGGTGCGCGAGCGTCTGATTCGAATCCTTAGAGAGACTGGCCCGCAATACAAGCGAGACCTCTGTGATCGAATCGACCCGGACACTCCGGACAATATCGCCCGGGTCTTGCGGCGCTATCCCAATCTTTTCCGCGAGCACGGGGACCGTATCTACCTTCAGGAGGAAGCCTCTTGAAAAACGCAAGTGTCCGAATGGTCCGGGGAACATATTCCGCAGTCCGGACACTTTCGAAGCTGAAAACCGAAGAGTGTCCTATGTGCAACATTCTACTATCGGCGGACAGTTTCGGACACTTCGGACACTTGCATGAAATTCAACATATCAACCCGGAAATCCAGGTGCAACCTTCGGGAGTTGTCCGGAGTGTCCGAAAAGTGTCCGCCTACCGTAGAATCAATAAGTTAGGAAATAAACCGGTTCTTTTTAGCAAAAAGGGGGTTTCTCGGTTTCTCCATACCTCTTCCGGACTCTTCCCCCAAAAAAAGAAAAAGCAAAAAACACTCCGGACTTCCGGATTTGGACTTCGTCCATCCGGCGTCCTTCGTTTTTAGAAAGGGACCATGCCACTACGGAACAGAATGCCTGAAAGTAAAAAAGAGCTCGCCAGAAGCTTGAGACGGAAACCGACGACGGCGGAAGCGGCCATGTGGAAGATTCTGAGGGCTCGACGTCTGGGTGGAATCAAGTTTCGAAGGCAGTCCCCAATGCTTGGGTATATCGCCGATTTCTACTCATCGGAAGCACGGCTCGTTATCGAAATCGATGGCGGGTATCACGACAGCATGAAAGAGCAAGACGCCAAGCGGGATGCCGTCATGCGTTCCTACGGCCTCCAAGTGATTCGATTTCGGAATGAAGAAGTTCTCGGCGATTTGGCTGGAGTGAAAGCCAGGCTGCTTCATCTCGGAAGAACCGAAGACCTGAAGCGACAGACTGCGCCGAATCCCCCACTGCTTACAGTGCCCACGGGAGAACAACCATGACCGTCCAAGTCAATTTTGAATCCATGTGGAGGCGCATTGCGGATCGCGCTCTACGCAAGAAACGCAGCCTGAACAAGAAAGCCACCGACGTGATCAAGCATACGAACCAATACTCGCCGGATGTCGATGTGCGGTTATCGCGGCTTGCCACCCAGAATCGACCGGCGAAGAAGGCGGAATGAGCACTGCCGGCACCGTCCGTCGGATCGTGAAAGCCTACATCGACCAGGGAGGCGCAAAAATGGATGAGGCGCACTATCAGGATTACAAGAACGCGCTGCTGCTGGGTTACCTCGAAACGCATGCCTATTTCGATGTGAACGGGGAAAACGGGTTGCGGTGCACGGCGGAGGGTTGCGGCTTTGGGACCGCCATTATCGGCGAAGCCATCGCGTATTTAAGAATACACCGCCCGGACGGATTCCGATGTTAGACCAGGTCTCCTTCATCGTCTTCGGCCAGCTGCATTCGATTAAGAATCGCAAGATTCAGACGCGACGCGGCTTTGTGTTTAAGAATCCGCTGGCGATTCAGTACGAGAAGGATTTTGAGTTGCAGTGCCCCGCTAGTGCGCGATTGAACCTTGGGTCGAAGCAGCGGCCCCTAAAGCTCACGGTGCGCGTGTACTACCAATCGTGGCGCTCGGACGTGGACATTGGGATTGTGAAAGACATGCTGCAAAAGTGTGGCGTGGTGTCGAACGATCGGTGGATTCGCGTGGAACACATCGAGGCGTTATCGGTGGATGCGAAGAATCCGAGAGTCGAAATTGAATTAGGAGAATTATGAAAAACGAAAAGACGGGCGAACGTGCGGGTGGATTTGCCGCGGTGTTTCTAGCCAACAGCAAGGGCGTGCCGAAGACGGATCGGGTGATTGCCGTGAATGCGAATGTGAAGCTCGGGCTGATGCGCTTCTTGGTCACCATCGGTAAGGGGAAGGGCATCGTGACCGACCTGGGCAGTGTCGCGGAACTGCAATCGGCCGTCGCTTCGGCGTTGACGCAGAGGCCGGATGGGACGAAGAAAACCCGTATCCCTTAATGCGATCACTTTGCGAGAGAAGGAGAGAAGAACTTGAGAGCAATTAGATATGACGAGGCCGTCTACGAAGCGGCGATCCGGACCGATACTTGGGACGTTGATCGATTAAATGAGGAGCGCGGACCGCTGGTTTATATTTTCTGGAAAAATAAGCCTAAATATGAGGCGTTGTATATCGGAAGGAGCGCCGTTGGGTTGACTCGCCCTCTCAGTACGGGTCACCCACGGACCCGCCAATGCGTGGAGATGACACAGTTGGAATTGATCTACTGCCATGACCTGAAAGCGGCTGCAAAACTTGAGGTATTTCTCATTCGAAAATTGCGCCCGCCGCTTAATCGCTCAAAGCTAGAGCCGTATCGCGGCGTGTCTCGAAAGAAGCCCACTATCGCCGATATTCGACTTCAGATTGAGAAACAGCAATTTGGCGAATTAACGGGCCGCGGTGAATAAGCCGTCAAGTGGTTTTGTCCCCAAAGAATCAACAATCGTGAGGTTATCGTGAAAAATCTGGGTGTACATGTTCTCCTTAGTCCCACAGGGGACCGAAGTTTCACCCCGCCTCCCGATCCGGACGATACGCGATGCCTCACCGATGGCTGCCATTGCCATGCGATCGCGAACGGATATTGCCGTTCCTGCTACGATCGTTTCCGCTACCGCGATATTTCTAAGCTCGGTGCGATTCTGAAGCGCTTGCGTGAGAAGCGAGACCGGCAATGATAATTTCGTTTGCATGTCGATTTGGAATGTGTATACAACAATCGGACCATACGTTTCGGTATAGCAAAGATCGTCGTTACTTGAATCGACTGCCCCTCAGATGCGTATTTCTTCAAAACAGGCCGATCGCCGAGAACAGTTTCGAATTCTCGGTGCTGCCATCAGTGCTCAAGGTTGCGAGGAGATTCGTCACCAGGCGTGGCGTGACCGCACTTCTCAGCATCAATTCGAACTGCGTGGCCGGGCGGTTCAAGATCCTTCCGTTTCCTCTCGCCTCTTTGGCCCTCGCATGAAAACCCTACAATTCGAACGCGGATGCAAGGTGACGAAGTGAAATCCCTCACGCCGAAGCAGCAAACCTCATGGATGAGCAGAACCGCATGGTGTTTTTGACATGCCTAAGTGCAACGGGCACAGCAAGCGATCGAAGAAGGCTTGCAAGAAAGACGCAATTCTCGGCGGCACGGTTTGTCATATTCACGGCGGCAAGGCCCCTCAAGTTTTGGCCGCAGCTCGTCGCCGTCTGGAGCTTGCTCACATTACACCGGATCGAACACTGCTGGAAATTGCCCGCATTGCTTACGCTGACGTCGCGTCGTTCTTCAACGCAGACGGCACGCTCAAAAAGCCGTTTGACCTGGACGAAGATCAACGCGCCACACTCGCCGGCTTTGAAGCCTGTATTGGCAACGTCAGCGCTGGGGATGGGAAGCAGGACTTGATTCACAAATTCAAGGCGTGGGACAAAACCAAAGCCTTAGAGATGCTGGCCAAACACTTCGGGATGCTGACGGAGAAGGTCGAGCACTCCGGCGCCTTATCGATCAGCTGGGAAGGCGAGAGCGATTCCAAATGAGCGCGGTGTTGGACTCGCCAGCCCTGATCAATCGCATCAAGATCCCTTACCGTCCGCGCAATTGGGCGATCCCGTTTCACCGATCGTTTAAACGATTCTCGGTCAAGATCATCCATCGACGCGGCGGCAAGACCACATGCGATATCAACAAGCATCAGCGGGCCGCAACGGACGATGCGTGGGAGATGGCGCGGCTCCGATACCTGGCGCCCAACATCAGCGACAACGACATCAAGGCGCTGCTCAAGCGTCGAACCTACTGGCATGTGATGCCCACGTACCACCAGGCGAAGATTACCGGAGCCTGGGACTTGCTTCAGGAGATTGCGCGGCCTATTCCGGGCGTAAAACCCAACCAAGCCGAAATGTCGATGCTCTACCCCAACGGAAACCGCGTGCAGCTGGTCGGCGGGGATAATCCGGATGCCTTGCGTGGCGGTCCATTGAGCGGCTGTTCTCTCGATGAGTACTCGCAGATTCACCCCGCAGCATTCGGTGAAGTGTTATCCAAGTCCCTTGCCGACCATCTGGGCTACGCGGATTTCTCCGGCACAATCAAGGGTATGGATCAGCTGTTCAAGCTCCACGAAATGGCGAAGAACAACCCGGAATGGTTCACGCTCTGGCAGGACATCGACAAGTCGTTGGCCACCGAAGAGGGCGCCACAATTATCATGCTGCGTCGAGCGCTGGAGGACGACCGCAAGCTTGTCCTGCAAGGTGTCATGTCGCAGGCCGAGTTTGATCAGGAATGGTATCTCTCTCCAGAGGCGGCTATCAAAGGCGCGTTCTACGGAACGCAGATGAAAGCCGCACGGGAGCAGGGACGAATCTGTAGAGTACCGCATGATCCGATGCTGCCTGTGGATACCGACTGGGATTTGGGAGTGAATGCCACGGCCATCTGGTTTTCTCAGTCCACTCGAAGCGGCGAGATCCGATGTATCGACTACTACGAGGACATTGGCGGTGGCATGGAAGCGGCAATCAAAGCCGTTAAGGGTCAGATGCCGGAACTGATCAACCCTGAAGCGTCACGGAAGGCGAATGCACGGCGGCAGTCCTACACCTACGGCGAGCATTGGGGACCACACGACACGACTACGACGGAAATATTCTCCGGCAAGACGCGGCAGAAGATGGCGTTTGACTTGGGCGTCTCGTTCAAGATCACGCCGAAGCTGAGCGTCTCTCAGGGCATTACCGCAGCGCAATTCATCATCGGCAAGACCGTATTCGATGAGCAGTTCTGCGCTGTGGGAATCGAGAATCTGCGGCATTACCATTCGAAGCAGCAGCAAAACGGCATGATGTCGGAGACTCCGGTGAAGGACGGACACGATCACGGCGCTGACGCCTTCCGTGGCCTGGCCGTGCGCCACAAGACGCCAGTGGAGAAGAAACCCGCCAATACGATGCCCGTCCCGAGGGTGAGTGCATGGAGCTGAGCAAGGACTACTGTCTGTGACCCACTTCTACGACGCCGACCGTGCCGGGGCCGTCATCGGCATCTCCGGCCATGCCTTCCGCAAGCGTGCCGAACGTGCGGGAATCCATGGTCAGGTCTGGCCGTTCAATCGTGTCAAGTTCACCCTGGAGCAGGTGATTCGGATACAAGACCTCGGCAAGCCGGAGCAGTCGGGATTTGCCAAGGTGGCGAGGTTGAAGCCGTGAACGACGAGCTATTCATCAACGCAAAATGGGACAGGATTCTCGGACTAGCGCCCAAGCCCGAACCCCAGATATTCGATTTCGTGGAAGGCACAATCATCGCGGACCCAGACGGCGCGGTGTTCGTGTCGATCAATCCGCTGGAGGGCTGGATATCGTGCCGCTGAAAAAACGGCTGGCGCCAAAGGGGACCGCTCGTAAAATTCGCGTTAAGCCAGAAGCAGCGGCAGTTGCTGTTGACGGGATCAAGAAAACCCTAATCCGCACTTCCGCCGTGATCACCGACAACCCCGTCGAGCGTCGTGCCAAGCTCAACCGACGGGCTGCCGAGATTCGCAACGTGACACAGTTAAACGACATTCTGTCGAGTTTTCCGCCGGAATTGCGGGCGGAGTTGCTGGAAGAAATTCGACCGAGTCTGAGGTTTGAGGTTGCCTAGCCCCACCATCAAGCGCCGGAGAGTGGCGCGGGATAAGAAAGTTCGCCATCTGGCCGCGCAGATACCTGACCAGGCCACACTCGACAGCCTGATGCTCACCGTCGAAGACCCGTTCAAGCGCCGTGTGATGTTCGATCACATGAAGCCGTTTATACGCAAGTTCGAACCGTCATTTCCGACTCCATCCCGTGACTGAAGACACCGAAGACACAACCGAAGCCCCGGTCCTGAGCGCCTCCCATGAGGAGTTGCTGAAGGAAATACGGGAGACGTTTGCGGAGTACTGCGACGTGTGGCAGCCCGTGTGGGATCAATACGACTTGGACATGGCGGCGCTATCCATCGAAGGCCCGTTGGATCCGGAGGACCGGGCGGACCGCAAGAAGAACAATCGCCCGTGCATCCATATCGACCTGTTGACCCAGAACATCGATCAGGTGATGGGTGAGGCGCGACAGAATCCACGTGGCATCGAGTGCACGCCTGCGGATGCGGAAGCGGATGACAAGACGGCGGAAATGACCGAGAACCGGCTGCGTGCGATTGCCTATGAATGCAACGCCAATGATGCGCGGTTGACGGCACTGGAGACGACGTTGCGTGGGGGCTTCGGCGCCTGGATGGTGCGGACCAAGTACAAGCGCGGAACCATGGAGCAGGAGTTCGACATCGAGCGGATTACGGACCCGAAGTCGGTTGTGGTCTATCCCTACTGCAAGAAGGCGGATTGGAGCGATCAACGGCGCTCGTTCAAGTTCAGTGAGTATACCCACGAGGAGTTTCGGTCCAAGTTCGGTAAGAAAACCCAGTTCAAGACGTTCGAGGCTCCGGATGTTGGCCGATCTGGCCGATTCATCACGTCGAAAACGGTCATTGTTGCCGAGTACTGGAAGATCAAGGAAATTCCCGGCAAGGTCTACCTTCTCGACGATGGCTCGCCAGAGGGCATTACCGTGACCGGCAAGGAATTGAAATCCATTGGCGCCAAGATCGGTGCAAAGTCCGTCGAATTCCCGAATCAGAAACTCCCGACATTGCCGATTCTCAAGCAGCGCGAGGAGGCCGAGGAGCGGGTGTGTCAGTACCTCACCAACGGATTGGAAATCCTCGATGAGACGGAATGGTTGGGCTCGACGATTCCCATTATTTTCATCACGGGCAATGAGAAGTGGGAAAAGAGCGGGAGGATGCTGGATTCCCTTATCCGTAAGGCCCGCGACCCGCAATTGCTGTATGACTTCGCGTGCATGAACGAGGCGGAAACGCTGGGCCGTATTCCGCAAGCGCCGTATATCGGATACAAGGGCCAAATGGTGGGCGATCAGTGGAAGATTGCGAACAAGGTTCCCCTAGCCTTCCTCGAAGTGGAGCTTATGGTAGACGGCGCACCGCCCAATGTCGTGCTACCGCTGCCTCAGCGCACGGAATACGAGCCGCCCGTACAGGCCATCAATTTGAGCAAGACTGCTGCACAGCAGGCCCTTCAGAACACCATGGGCATGACTTCCGCAGAACGCCGCGATCGTACAGCGAAATCGGGCAAAGCTCTTGAGCAGCTGGAGTCGCAGAAGGATGTGGGCACGTTCCACTTCTTCTACGGCTACAACAACGGGATTGTGTATGAGAACAAGATCCTCGAAGAACTGCTACCGCTGATTGAAAACACGCCGCGCAAGGTCAACCTCATCGATAAGCAGAATCAGTCGTCCTCCGTGAAGCTGATGCAGGACACGTACAAAACCAAGGACGGTGCCGAGCGGCCTTACTCGTTCGAGAAGGGACGCCACACCGTCACACTGTCCACCGGGCCGTCGCATGAGTCGCAGCGCAAAGAGGCGGAAGAATTCGCGGATGTGCTGGCGCAACAGCCGGATATTTTCAAAGTGCTCGGCCCTCTGATCATCAAGCTGCGCCGGCTCGGGCCGGTTGGCGATGAAATGTTCGATATTCTGAAGGCGACGCTCCCTCCCGAGGTTCAAGCCGCCTACAACAAGGACAAACCCCAGTCGCCCGAAGTGCAGCAGGTCCTGCAGCAGGCCAAGCAGCAAATGGATCAGATGAACCAACATGCAAAGCAGTTGGAGCAAAAGCTGATCGAACTCGAAGATGCGCAGAAGGCGAAGACAGCGGAGCTGGCGTCCAAGGAACGCATTGCGAAGGCGCAAATGGATCTCGACAAGGAAATCGAAACACTGAAATCCGAGACCACGAAGTATGTCGCCGACCTGAACAATCGAACCAAGGCGCTACTGACCCATGAAGAATTGACCACGAAGGAAAATATTGCCGAGCACTCCGCGAATCGTGCGGATGCCTCGCAAGATCGCCAGTTTGAGCATGCCAGCATGACGCAGGATCGACAATTGAGCGCGGAGGAACAGGCTCGGCAGGATGCCATGGAGAATCAGCCAGCTTAACAGTTAACCATTTCCGTTTCCGTTTACAGGTCCGTCCCGGAGCAATCCGAGGCGGGCCTTTTTATTGACCCATCACCTTCATTGGAGGCCCCAATGCCTGACGCAATTGTTGCTGCGGACCCGTCAACCGCAACCCAGGAAACCGCCGTCGAGACTCCCATTGTCGAAGCGCCTTTGAGTGATCGGCTCTCGAAGCTGACACCCGAGCAGCGCACCAATTGGAAGCTGACTGGCGAGTTCCCCTCTGCGGACACGTCGAAAGACGCAGATCCAGAACATGCCCCGGAGTCAGACCCGGATAAAGTTGGACAGGACCCCTCGAAACCCAGAAAGCCGATCACGCAAGCGACGATGAATCGGGAGATCGGACGCCTCACCGCTGAAAAACGCCAGCTTGAGCGCGACTCTGCGGCACGCGATGCAGAAATTGCACGTTTGCGGCAGCAGTTGAACAAGCCAGCCCCTGAGACGACGAATCCTGCAAACACTACCGCCGATGGTCGTCCCATCCGGCCCAAAGCTTCGGAGTTTAGCGGCGAAGACGCCATCGAGAAGTGGGAAGCCGCCCTCGATATCTACGAAGAGAAGCTGGCCGATTGGAAATACGACCAAAAGCACACGCAGCGTGAAGCGAGGACCCGCGAAGAGCAAAAAGCTGCGGAGCAGAACAAGCGAAACGAGACTATTGAATCACAGTGGGCGGAACGAGAAAAAGCAGCCCGCGCCAAGTACCCCGATTATCAGGAAAAGGTATGGGACACGAAATGGCCCATCTGTACGGACGCTATGCGTGCCTACCTTGCAGAGTCGGAATCCAACGCGGAACTCGCCTATTACCTCGGGTCGCATCACGACGAGATTATGAAGATTGCCGCGCTTTCGCCGGTTCGCCAAGTCGCCGCCCTCACGAAGATCGAGGCTGGTTTCGAGACCGCCGCTCCTGTCATCGACCACAAAAGGACTCTCCAAAACGCGCCGAAACCCCCTGCCGATGTGGGAGGACGTTCGGGGCCTGTGAAGGATCCGCTGGAAGCTGCACGAGAGGGAGCCCAACGCGGCGACCCCGGGGCCACCCGGCGAATGATAGACCTGGCCAACGAACGCGACATTGCACGCATGAAGCAGGGACGGTAAACGACGCAGAAAAAGTAGGACACCATGCCTGGATCTCACGCCTATACCACGGGCTGGGTTGCGGACGAGTGTATTCGTTTGCTGACGAATATGGCCGTCATGCCCCAGTTCTTCGACACCAGTTATGAGCCGGAATTCAACGGAAAGAAAGCGTTCGGTGACACCTTCAACGTGAAATATGCCGATCGCGGAGTAACCCGCAATCAGTTGGAGTACGTCGGAGATGTGGCAGACCGACGCACGACTCAAATCGTGGCCGATAAAATCGTCGGCGCGGATTTTGAGTACGACACGATTGAAAAAATGTTCCAGATGGAGAAATCCGAAACGGAAATCTCCGAGCAGATCATTAAGCCACGCATTCAACAGATCAAGACCGATATCGATCTGATCCTCTCTCGCTATGTGGCCGACTACGCCACAGGCGTCATCGGAAATCTTGGCGGGACCAACCCGACAGCGTTGACCACTTATAACGGGGCGCGGACCCGGATCGCCGAGCAGTCCCTTCTGGCTCCTGGCAAGCGCGGAATGCTGATCACTCCCGACGCTATGGGGTCTTCGGGCGTCGCCGCCTTGCCGTATCAGGGACCGATGGACGAAGTCTCACGGATGTTCCGCGAAGGCTTTATCAATCGCTATGCCGGATTCGACTGGATTGAGTCGATGGACCTGAAGCTCCATACCGCCGGCACATGGGCGGGTACCGTGGAGACCTCATCGGCAGGGCAATCGGGTAACACGCTGGCACTGACGGCGACGACCGGCGACACCGTTAAGCGTGGAGATAAGTTTACGCTTGAAAATGTATACGCCGTCAATGTGATGACCCGTCAGAGCACACGGCGACTGAAGGTTTTTACCGCATTGAACGATGCAACGGCAGCGTCTTCCGCTTTCGCGTCCGGTGCATTCACTTTCTATCCGGCCATTGAAGGTCCGGGTTCCAAGTACCAGAACGTGGACGCCCTCCCGGCTAATGGCGCAGACCTGGTGCTGTGGCCGGGAACCACTTCGCCCAACGGCAAGATTGGACCTGTGGGCCTTGCGATGACCAAGGATTTCGGATTCCTAGTGGGCGTCGATCTGCCGATGCCGAAGCCGGGATCGGTCGAAGTCTCCTGGACTCGGACGGATCCGGAAACCGGTCTCTCGCTCTCGATGGTTCGAACCTTCGAGAATCGGCCTCGCAAATGGATCACACGAATTGACTGCGCGTTTGGCCTCGGGGTCAAGTACTCCGATGCTGCTGTCGCGGTCGCACTTGGCAACTAAACACCAGACGGGCCGAGTCCTTCGGGACCGGCCCCAACCCCAAATTTTCGAATTGGAGAACACCATGAAAGTATTGAATAGACTGATTCTGGGGGCAGCACTGGCGTTAATGGCCGCTGTTTCCGGATTCTCGCAGACTGCCACGACAGAAACAACTCTGGCCGCGGCGGTCACGACCACACAGCAGAACTCGATCACGCTGACATCTGCCACGGGCGTTGTTGCGGGTCGTTTTATCTTTGTCGATCGGGAATTAATGCGTGTCGGCGCCACTTATGTTTCCGGTACGACGATTCCCGTCGTTCGGGCGCAAAAAGGGTTGGCGACTCCGCATATCTCTCTGGCCAAGGTCACGATCGGGATCAGCGGCTCGTTTATCCCGGCTGCAGGAGCGGCAACCGGCGGCACGACCTCCGGTGTCATGCTGGAAGCTCAGCCGTATGGGCCGTGCAGCCCGACCGCTCAGGGGTACACCATCACCGTGCATGTGCCAACGGGTAACCGTTATCAGTGCGTCGGCGACTCCTTTACCATCATCAGCGGGCCTGGAAGCAATATCAAGATTGTGCAGTGCGTCGGACTGACGGCTGCAATTGTGAATGTGGATTCCAGCTGTTTCCTGGCCGATCGACCGTACCGGGTCATCGGCATCACGGAAGTCCACAACACGATTGAAGACACGGCGGCATCGGTACAGGTGGTCAAAGACACCTCAACCGATGCGCCAGGCGCGGGTACGGACCTGCTGGCAACCGCGTTTGACCTCACATCGACCACCCGTGTTCCGGTAGTGGGTACGCTGACATCAACCACGGCGGCCTTGCATCTAGTGGCTGGAAATCGTCTGTCCTGGGACGCTTCGGCGGCAACCGATACGGTCACGGGGATGGTAATCACTATTTCTCTCTTGCCGGAATAGTTCGGTTTCGCGCTGAAGGTTGTCTCCCGGCAGCGTGAGAGGGCGGGGCTCTGTCTCCTCGGCCCCGCCCCAATTCAACACTTCAGAAAGGCATTTCCATGCAACTGCAATTTCCACCCATGTACAAAGAGGGCTGCACGGTCGAGTATCCCAGCACGGAGAAGCGCGTGATTGAGCTTCAGGCCGAAGGCTATTCCGCGCATTTCATTCAGCAGGATTGGCCGCGTATTGCATACAACGCAAACGGTCAGACCGTCTTGGTCGATTCCAGCGAGGAAGCCGAATCTCGAGGCCTGTCTTTTGATAAGCCAGCCACGGCTTCCGAGCCAGTCATGCCGATGTCTCCCGAAGATCAATTGGCAGCGCTGGAAGCTAGGGTGGCGGCGCTGGAATCCCTTCCCATGATTGCGAAAGCACTCGCGAAAGCCAAAGAGGCCGAGTAAATGAAACGCCTCCTGCTCCTCATCGGCGTGGTGCTGGCACTCTCGCGTCCGAGCCTCGCGACGACCTTCTACACATCCAAGACCGGCGATAACACCACAGGCTTGTCTCTTGCGCATGGCAAGACGACAATTGCAGCAGGCTTGGCGCTGCTGTCATCCGGGGCCGGGGATACGCTCCTGATCAATGATGGAACCTACGCAGAATCCATCACCAATATTGTGAGTGGGGCATCAGCGGGCTCTCCGACCATAGTTCGAGCAATCAATAACCGTGCAGTTACGCTGACTGGTGTCAGCGCATTCAATGCCATCATTACTATTCAGAACCGCGACTTCATTGTCATCGACGGGCTTGTCCTCCTTGGTGACGACACTATGTATTGGGCGCTTGGCGCCGGTGATGATTTTTCCGGTTTTGGTGGAGAGGGCTCGTCTTATATCACTCTTCAAAATAGCACCGCGCTCGGCCCCGAATACTGTGTTGGCCTCGGACGGGGTGGCACTATCGGAAAGACCGGAAACCACCATTACTTCATCCTCAACAACATTATCGGGAATTGCGGCAATACCAATCCGAGCGCGGATGGATTCCCCCCGCATGGCATCTATATGGGTGGTGAAGATAGCCTGGTTGAAGGAAATGAAGTTTTCAATACTGGCAATTCTGTACAGGGTGGGGCGGCTATCCATCAATACAACGGAGCCGGTGGCCTGGACAACAACATTTATCGAAACAATATCGTGCACGATTCCTACGGCGCCGCATTCGTCATTCGCGACGGGGTAAACTCTGAAGTCTATAACAATGTCATGTATAACAATGGCCTGACGGCTTCCGGCGTCGGCGGTATTGCCGTCACAACGGATGATTGCCTTATAGCCTTCAACACGATTTACGCAAATAGTGACCGTGGCGTATGGATAATCGGCGGAAGCAATAACCGCATCAAAAACAATATTCTCTATCTGAACGGCAACGACACGATTCTCGATGACGGCACATCCACGGATAGTTCTAACAATCTGACGACCGATCCGGATTTCGTTAATGTCTCCGGCCATGATTTCCATCTGCTCGATACCAGTGATGCGTTAGCAGCTGGAGTGGCCGTTACGGAAGTGACGGTCGACTTTGATGGCGTCACGCGACCGGACCCACCATCCATAGGGGCCTATGAAACTCCAAGCGGTTCAAATCCAACTGATCCATTGGATGAGGATTTTGATTCCTACTCGGCAGGGACCAGTATTGACGGACTCAACCTGGGAAGTGGATTTACTCAAAGCTGGCAATTGCTGAACGGAACGGTAACGGTAGAGAATTCTCCGGCTTGGATGAGTGGAAAGTCCTCACGATTTAACGCCGCATCTGGACTTGACGAAGCGAGGCGGCTATTCACCGCCCAGACCGGAGTCTTTTCGAGATTCTTTAGAATGTCGCAGTCGATTACGAATGGGTATTTCTACGCATCCCTTCTCGATGAGGCTGGCAATGGCGGAGTGTTTATTACAATGAACAGCGCTGGGGCTATCACGATTCAAGGCACAACGCTACTTGCTGGCTATACGATCAATCACTCATATCTGGTTGAAGTCAATTTTGATCTAGTAGGCCACCCCAATCAAGCCCGTGTCGCTCTTGATGGTGGGTCCTATAGTTCATGGGTTGATTCTTATACAGGGTACTCCAGTATTACCGGCATCAAGTTTACCGATACGGGCACCGATGCGCATACTGCATGGATCGATGATATCGGCGACGTAGCAAACGATGTAGATACAGCATTACCTAGAATTTCTTTCTATCTGCGGCAACGGAGAAACCGATGAAACGATTTGTAGTCTGCCTTGGAATTCTGATCTTTTCGTTTGTAGCACTGCCATCATTAGCATGGGCTCAAGGCGGCTGCATCCTCAAGCAATCGACCGCGACTCAGGAAGTCAACATCGGCCCGTTTCTGGACTCTTCAGACGGCGATACCGAAAAGACGGGTCTGACCATTGCCAATACCGATATACGACTGAAGGTCAACGGTTCGAATTGGGCGTCCAAAAACTCGGGCGGTGCGACCCACGAAGAGCATGGCAATTACCGGATCACCCTCGATGCGACCGACACGGCCACAGTCGGCATGCTGGAAATCGACGTGCATGTTTCGGGTGCTCTCTTTGTCTTCCGGACCTGCTTTGTCTATCCGGCTAATGTCTATGACGCGCTCTTCGGCGCAGACGTGCTCGATGTGAATATCTCCAAACTCGGGGATGTGACGCAGTCGGCAACGGATCTCAAGGACTTTGCCGATACCGGCTATGACCCATCCGCGCATCGTGCGGAGGCCAATGTGTCGGCGATGGCGTCTGCCGTGATCACCACCGCCTCGATTGCGTCGAACGCCTTCACGGCATCGAAGTTTGACCCCGACGTGACGACCGAGTTTCAGACCGGACTCTATGGACTACAGAAGAATGTGGCTTCCCAGGAGTTTCACTTCTTCATGTTCGATAACACGACCGGAGTTCCAACAACGGGGCTGACCACGGGCGCGATCACTTGCGAAATATCGAAGGACCATGCGGCGTATGCGACGACCAACGACACGACGGAGGCCGAAATCGGACACGGGGAGTATTACATCACGCTCACGCAGTCGGAAACCAACGCCAACGATGTGAGCATCGTGTGCAACGCCACGGGCTACCGGCAGTCCCAGGCGACCTCAAAACCCCAACACTAAATGTCATCCTTTGATCCGATCACTCCTGGCGGTGTCAGTGGCTCGGGGGGCTTCACCTATCCGCAGCCGGGCGGGGCGGCAGGAACCGTCGGTCCTGTGGCTTCCGGAGCCTCCGGGGTAACGATTACGGACGCGATCCGCTACGACTGCTTCATGAACGACGCGCAATGAATACATACGTCAAGGGTTCTACCGTTCGGGTGTCGTTTGAATTCCGGCTGCTCTCCGATAACAGCTTGGTCGATCCCGTTGCCGTGGGTTTCAAGTGGAAGCGGGGCGCGGGCGGAACGGTCACCACCTTGGTTTTCGCGGTCGATGCAGGCCTGGTGCAGCTAGCCGTCGGACAGTATTACGTCGATATGGATGCGTCCGAGGTCGGGATTTATTACACCCGTGGCTATGGCACGGGAACCGGCGCTGGGGCCAGTGAACGCGAATTTGAAGTAGTGAGTCAATTCCCATGATTGCACAAGACATCGTCCGTGAGGCTTTAGAAGAAATCGGCGCGTACTCGCCATTCGAGCAGCAGGGCGGCTCGGACTTTGATCTCGGCTTACGCCGGCTGAACTCCATGATCGACCTGTGGAAGCTGGAACAGCTGATGATCGACCATTGGGTGCGATCGACGGTCACGCTCACGGCTTCAGTTGCAAGCTTCCTGATTGCCACGGGTGCCACGTGGAACATCGCGCGCCCCGACTTCATTGCAGCCGCAAATTATGTCGATGCCTCGGGCAACGAATCGCCGCTGGCGATTTTCGATGACGAAGAGTGGGCAATGGTCAGCAACAAGGCGCTGACCTCCACGCGACCGACCGGAATCCGGTATGAAAAGACGATGACGGCGCCTCTGGGTGCGGGAACGATCTATCCCTGGCCGATTGCGACCGAAAACGGAACCATTGCGCTGTATGTGCCGACACCATTAAATGACGTGGCCAGCCTCAGCACCACGATCTACCTCGCTCCCGGATACCGGGAAGCCCTGTTCTATAACCTCGCGCTGCGTCTGGCACCATCGTTCGGGAAAACCGTCTCTCAGGACACCCGCGACTTTGCCCGCAATGGGCGCGCCCGGATCCAGAGCGCGAACAGCAGGCCGCAACGCATTTCGTTACATCAAATCTCGATGACCTCCGAAGGAAACCGAGGTATCGATCCCATCGACTTCAGGTCCCGAAATTTCTAATCGGAGAATGGCTATGAAACACATTTCAGTATTTCTGTTTGGATTGGTAGTTGCCGCATCCCTACTTCTCACTCCACGAATTCCGGCTCATGAGTGGATGTCGCCGGTTCCCGTTCATGCACAGGGCCAAGGGTGCGACTACAGCGTGGTCATCTCCGTCTCTTCTGGAACCAGCGCGATTCTAATTCCAAGAGAAACCAGCGCCAGTCCGAGCATTTGCGGGTTCCTGATCTCGGGCGACACCTTAGCGACGACGGCTCAATTCAAAATCGGAACTGGAACCACGTGCGGCACAGGTACCGTGAATTTGACAGGCGCGATCCGTCTAGCGGATGAAATGCCAGTCGCCTACGGCGGCGCGGGGGCGGTCATCATCAACAGCGGCGCCTACGACAAGGATCTCTGCATCACGACCGCAACTGGGGCGGTGACCGGCGTGCTGACATACCGAAAATGAGCGGATACAACACACCACCGCCGCATCCGGGCTCCGAGTCCCCATCGGCGAACAATGCCGGACTAACAGCAGAAGTCCCATTGCTGGCGAAGCCGGGCAACGGGTTCAGCTGGTGCATCGTTTACTGTTCCATCTTTAATTCCAATAGCACGTCGGGAACGGGCCTGAATCTGACTTCGGCCAGTAAGACCTTCGGCCCATTGCAGGCACCTGCTGCCAAGGGCGGATCGATTCACCCGTTCCCCATGCCCATCGTATTCCCCGACAATGAAGCCGTCAGCATTGCAACACTGGATGCAGTATCGACGATTTACGCTTCCGTGGTTGCCTACAAAGCCATTTCGAGGCAGACGTAATGCCGAACTTCTGGATAGACGCATCATGAAACGCATATTCGCCATTTTGGCGTTCACGGTTGCAGCCATGACCGCCATCTCAATCGATGCACGAACATTCGTACTGGTCACAACTATGCCAAACGTATTTCTAGCAAACATCAATCCACCTAGCGGTTCTATCGGACAGAGCGTCATTTTGTCTGGCTCTGGATTTAAATCATCACTGGGAGCCAATAAGGTCTTCTTCCATAACGCGGCGGGAACCGTGCAGGCTATCGTTCTGGCGGCAACGCCAACGCAGCTGACCGTGAAAGTGCCATCGGGCGCAGTGACTGGTGGCGTCCATGTTCAAGTGGGGAACGCACAGTCCAACTCCGTTGTGTTTACCGTCGTGACGCCTCCGGCCAATGTCGCTCCCGTCGTGAATGCGGGCGCGGATCAGGCAATCACGCTGCCCGCGTCTGTCAATTTATCCGGTACAGCCACCGATGATGGACTGCCCAATGGAGGCTGGCTATCGGTGGCGTGGAGCGTCGTTAGCGGCCCGGCCTCGGTCACATTCGGCAGCGCAAGCGCTCTGAACACGTCGGCGTCCTTTACGCTTGCCGGAGTCTATACGTTGCGTCTGACGGTCAGTGATGGTTCGTTGTCCACCAGCGACGATGTTCTCATTACGGTAAGCGATCCTCCGCCTGGAATTGTTACGGTCTTCCCTCCGGATAACGTTTGGAATACACCGGTGAATGCTCTACCCGTTCAGCGGCCAATCGACGGGATCAACGATCACGGCGGACATCCGTTGCATCCGGATTTCGGAACGATCTATAACGGCTTACTCAATGGGATTCCGGTGAACACGGTTGCTGGAAACTCGATACCGCCGCGCCGTGTGAACGTGACGACCTATGCATCGGAAAGCGATGCACTGCCCGGAGGAGACCAGACCACAGGTTTCCTGCCGATCCCGCCCAACGTGGTCATCGAAGGCGATCCGGTATCGTCGCCGACGTGGACGACCGAAGGCGATCACCATCTGCTTTTGCTCGACACCGATACGCATCTATTGCACGAACTTTATAAAGCGATCCGTCAGCCCGATGGATCGATCATGGCAGCGTCTTACGCTCATTGGGATCTGGACTCCAATGCCCTGCGTCCGGACGGCTTCACCTCTGCGGATGCCGCAGGACTTCCCGTGCTGCCGGGGCTGGTGCGCTACGATGAAATCCAGTCTCGATTGGCTGTAGATCCCACCGGAATTACAGGCGATCTTGGCCATGCGTTGCGGTTCACTTTGGACCTGACCCATGGTCCGCACATCTGGCCAGCTCGACACGACGCCAACTCTGGTGGACTCAACAATCCTCCGCTTGGACTTCGCGTGCGATTGAAATCTGGGTTCGACACATCCGGATACTCCCCAACGAATAAGATCATCCTGAATACATTCAAAAAATACGGGGCGCTGCTATCGGATAACGGGGGCGACTGGTTTTTTCAAGGCGTGCCCGATTCCCGTTGGGATGATAACGATCTACACATTCTGATCGAGGTGATTCCATCCGATAGCTTCGAGGTGGTGGACACCTCGGGTTGGATCGTAGATGCAAACAGCGGGCAGGCCAATCCTGCCGGACATACGGGAGGCAGCTTGATACTTACAGACAGCAACATCGACCAGGTCATCACCATTGAATCGTCAGGCCAGTTTCGACTCGTGTTTGAGGCAGGTGACAATGCAGGATTAAGTCAGTGGTACGATCTGGTCAACGACCCATCGGCGCAGAACAATCTTGCGGGTCCGGCCTATGGCGTGAATCAAGGCGACATCACCGTCGCAGAGCCGGGGCTATTCCAGCAGGTGTTTTATGGAACCACGCCGAACGATCCGAAGCTCTATACCCGTGCGGCGAAATATTACTTTCCGTCCAGTCCGCGTTCATTCCAGATTTTGGAAAACACGGCGGCTCGAATCGTCCTTGAGGCCATATCGCATCCGATTGCCGGATCAACCGGAGTGCTCTCCAATATCACCGGAAAGGTGAAATACACGATCTATCCGGACGGCAGAATCTACATCCACTCCGAAATCACCGCACAGAATCCGCAGACGATTGACACATGGTTCAACGCCATTATGGGATTGCAGAATCCAGGCGGGACTGGTTCCATCCCTCCAGATACGGCGGGATGGATTCGCGCAACGGCGAGCCAGAATCCATACAATTACACCGAAGTGGAGGAGGTGTATGTATTCGCCTATTGGAGTCCCAACACGCCGGCACCCAATACGGACTTCTCAAAGGCCAGCATCTTGCTGATCCCGAGAGCCGACAATCCCTATCACGGAGGCCGAACCGTGCACAGCTGGGAGAATTTCTTACGCTGGGGATATGCGGCGGCTAATATCGTGATGACGGCGGGCCAAACCATTGCTCAAGATTACCTCATGCAGCTCGGCACTCAGGGCAGCGCCTTGTTGCCCGACATTCGGACGATCCCAGTCGCGGATGGAATTTCCAGTAGTTATCAGTCCAATCCGATTCCATAAATCTAAGTTCGTCCATGGCGCAGACCTACAAAACCCCCTTCACAATCCAGACCGGCCAGGTCGCTGGAGGCACGCAAAGCAGTTTTATTGTGCCGGTGTCTATCAGCGACGCGCGCATCAAGACCATTGCGAATGGTGGGCATGCCGACAACGGAAATGACATTCGGCCCTATTCCGACGCATCACTGGCGACTCCGTTAACCTACGTCAAAGAATTCTATGATGGCGTCAACGGGATTTGGATTGGTTGGGTGTTGGTCAATGCCGTCGATGGCCTTGTCATCTATTTCGGTTATGGGGATTCGGCACTCACGTCCGATGGCAGCAGCAATGCGGTATGGCCGACGCAGTACAAACAAGTGCTGCTCATGCCGGACGGTTCGACTCTGAACCTGAATGACTCCACGTCGAATGCGAGAAATGGAACAGCGGGTGGAAGCGGACCCACGGCGGGAACGGGTTTGGAGGATGGCGGGGCGAGTTTTGGCGCTAATGATTCCGACACGATCACGATTGGTTCCGGCGCTATTCCGACGACGGGCAGCTTTTCATTTGCAGTGAAGCCATCATGGGCATCCACGGATAGCGTGGCTCATGCCATCGGTCTGCATGCGAGTGATGCCGGGGGTACAGCTCTGATCCAGGGCCTGAAATATTCCGATAACAAGCTCTATTGCGGTTGGATCAATGGCGGGTCGGATGGCCGTGTCATTGTCAATTCCGGAGCCTACACGCTGAACCAGAATGCGTGGAATATCATTGACTTGACTTGGGATTCCGCAGCACCGGCCACAAAACTGTATCTCAATGGTACGCAAATTGGATCGACCAATACCACGAACGGCACATGGAATACGGCTGGGCGAACTGCGGAGATTGGACATGATCCCAACAGCGGGTTTTCAGCAAGAAGTTGTGTGCTGGACGTTACGCAGCTTTCCGATACGGTTATTTCTCAGGATTGGATCACCACAAAGTACAACGCGCTGATCAATAACTCGGCATTCTGGTCGATGGGGGCGGAAGTTGCGGTCGGTGCTGGTTCTGGCTTCCGCTCCCGAATCGGCGGCGGGTTCGTGGTTCGTGAAAAAGAAATCGAATAAAGGAATAAAACATGGCAGCTGGCGCTTGGGTACTGACGGACGAAGGGCGAACGAAACTCACTAACGGAGAATGGCTTGATGCGGATACGTATAAGCTCGCGCTTTTTCTATCCACGTCCAACATTGGCGCGTCGAGCACGACCTATGCCGGAGTTACCAACGAGCACGCCGCCGCCAACGGCTACTCAACGGGTGGAAAGTCCGTCACGATTTCGCGTTCCGGCACAACGACGGTGACGATTGATTCCACCGACCCTGCGGTGTGGACGGCCTCGGGCGGTTCCATTGTCGCTCGATTCGGTGTGCTCTATGAAGTCAGCGGGCGGGTCATGGCGTATTTCCTTCTCGATTCCACGCCAGCCGATGTCACGGTAACGGATGGCAACACATTAACAATCACGATTCATGCAAGCGGCGTGCTGACAGTCGCCTGATCTAACAACATTGGCATTTCCAGTAATCCAAACCACCGCCGAGACCGCCGTCAGCACGGCGGGAACGTCGCATGTCATCACGCTGCCTGCAAGCATTGCGTCGGGCGATGGGATCCTGATTTTGCTGGATAAAGGCTCGACCTCGGGCACGTTCGATTCCCTCGCCGGATGGACGGAACTACTAGACGAAAATCTCGGTAACGGCATCGCCGTTTGGTATCGGGACGCGGACGGCACGGAAGGTTCGACGGTGACCTTCACGCACACCACCAGCACCCGATCGGCAACCATTGCCTATCGGATTACCGGGAATAAGAAATTCAGCGTTCGGGCTCCCGAACTGAGCACGGTGGCCACGGGCACCTCGACGGGACCCGATGCCACCACCTGCACACCCACAGGCGGCGCAAAGGATTACCTATGGATTAGTTTCGCGGGGATGGCGGGGGAAGAGGCCGACGACGATACGTGGGGCAACACGCCGCCCACGAATTACCTCCCGAATCCGCCGACGCAGAAGTCCTGTGGGGTTGCGGGAACCAATCTCGGCGGATTGATTCTTGCGGCCTCTCGAAGTCTCAATGCGGCCAGTGAAGATGCGGGGGCATTCAACGTGGATGTCTCTGCCGCATGGCGTGCCTATACCATTGCGGTTCATCCGCCGACCGATACCGGGTTGACTCCGGGTACAAAGTCACTGACAACGACGAACTTTGCGCCGACCGTCGCCGTCAGCGACAACAAGTTTGTGACGCCAAGCACGAAGAATTTAACAATTACCCTGTTTGCTCCGACCGTCACGGCCAGCGTCAGTAGCAGTGGGGGAAACAGTGGTGCTGCCGGGAGGTCCCACGGGATGATAGTTCGATGAGACGGATTACACTCGGCGACACGCTCGACCTGAAATTTACAACGATTTCTTCGACGGGCGCCCCCATTACGCTCGCGGGATCTCCGGTGATTTCGGCATATCCGGGAAACTCCACAACCCAGCTCACGGCGGGGATCACCTTGACGGTCGATTTCGATAGTGTGACCGGATTGCATAACGTGCGTGTGGTGGCCTCGGGCGGCAACGGCTATGCGGCAGACACAGAATATACCCTGGTCATCACGACGGGCACGGTCGATTCGGTCTCCGCAGTGGGGTATGTCATCGGTGAATTCTCGACGGTGCCCGCTGCTGCAGATGTGAAGAAGCTGCTCGGCACCGCTTGGCTGACTCCTGGCACAGCAGGCACTCCGGATGTGAATGTGAAGCTTTGGAATGGGCTCTCCACCGTCGCGCTACCGCTGGTGCCCACAACAGCGGGCCGTACGCTGGACGTTTCGGCAACCGGCGAGGCGGGGCTGGATTGGGCCAATGTCGGATCGCCGACCACATCTCTCGCGCTGACCGGCACGACCATTGCGACCACCCAAAAGGTGGATGTGGAGACGATCAAGACCAATCCCGTCGTGAACGGCGGTACGATCACGTTCCCGACAACGGCCACATTGGCAAGCAAGGCAAACACGGACGCTATACAAGCGGACACGGATGATATTCAAGCGCGTCTACCGGCGGCACTTACCGCAGGTGGCAAGATGAAATCATCGATGGATGAAATTCTCGCCGTTGCTCAGTCCGCAACCGACCTGAAAGACTTTGCCGATGATGGGTACGACCCTGCAACGAACAAAGTACAGGGAGTCGTGCTCACCGACACAGTCACCACCTATACCGGCAACACGCCACAGACGGGGGACGCCTTCGCTCGAATCGGTGTTGCCGGAGCGGGGCTGACCAATATCGACCTGCCAAACCAGACGATGGACATCGCGGGCAATATCACAGGAAATCTCAGTGGTTCGGTCGGCTCCGTGACAGGGGCAGTGGGCTCCGTGACAGGGGCAGTGGGCTCCGTGACAGGGGCGGTCGGTTCGGTGACGGGTAACGTGGGCGGCAACGTCACGGGCTCAGTGGGTTCGGTCGCGGCTGGTGGGATTGCGGCGGCGTCCTTCGCTGCGGGAGCTATTGACGCCACGGCGATTGCGGCGGATGCGATCGGGTCTTCCGAGCTTGCCGCCACGGCGGCAAATGAAATCGCCGATGCCATCATCGCTCGAAATGTTTCAGGAGGATCCTCGGCAGGCCGTCTGGTGAAACACGCCCTGGCTGCGCTGCGCAACAAACAGGAGATTGCAGGCGGTACGCTGACGGTCTATGACGTGGATGACACCACACCACTGTGGGATGCCGCCGTTACGACCGCTGCGGGCAACCCGCTCGCCTCGATTGATCCATCATGAAAAACCTAATTGCTCGATTCTGTCTCTGGGTGCTTTCCAAAATCGGATACAGCCCAGAATTTATAATCCCTGGCAGCGTTCTGCCCTTCGCGGATGAAATCACGGCACTGTGCACCGAAGAAGCGGGCTTGGTACATGGTTCCTCCGACGTGCTCGGGGATTCATGGCTCAAGTTTCGTCGCGTGGCCACGAAGATTAAGAAAGCGCATCCCGAAATTCCAAAGCGCGACATTTTCAAAGCCATCATTCTGATTCATGAGGCCATGGACGGTGTTTAGGCTGAATTGCTTTTGGAGGTGGACGACCTCGGCAGGTTCCGGCGTCGTCGTCGGAAGCGGTTATTTGACGCTGCTAGGGGCCGGTAACTAATGATCTTCGCAGAATACCTCAGTGGTTCGTATGAAGCGCGAGCGATCAGTGCCGCCGCCTCCCGCACCATCAATCTCTTCCCGGAGCGTGTGGAGAGCGGAGACGGGAAATCCGGATGGGTGCTGCTGGGCACGCCGGGATATTCGCGGTTCGTGGATCTCTCCGCGTATGGCGACTGGCCTCACGGGCTCTTTGTGGTCAAGTCCACCATTGACGAATTCGATAAAGCCTTCGGCGTCGTCGGCGGGCATCTGGTCGAATTCTTTGCCGATGGGACCCAGACCGATCACGGATCCGTCGGTGGTGGCAGCTTTGGCAGTATGGCCTCGGACGGCACGCTACTGCTGATCGCGGCAAACGGCGTCGACATTTACTATCACGCACTGGTGGGCCTTGGTGTTGGCGGTCCGATTGCGAATGTCAGCGGGACCTTTCTGGAGTCCATGGATGGCTATTTCATCGCCGTCACCGGCCAGCAGACCTTTGCGATATCCGCACAATATGACGGACTGACCTGGGATCCGCTCGACTTTGCCAGTGCCGAAGCCTATCCAGACCCGATCACCGCCATGAAGCGGCTCAACCGCAGTTTGTTCCTTGCGGGTTCCGAAAGCATTCAGGAATTTTCCAATACCGGCGCATCGGATTTCCCCTTCGAAGCGATCCCTGGAGCTACCTTCCATATCGGCGCGATTAATGGAAGCCTCCAAGAATGCGGTGGAGCGCTGCTATTTGTCGCCAAGGATTCGATTCGCGGATTTACCGTCATGCGCCTAGATGGTGGCGGGCCGGTCCGAATCTCGACACACCCCTTGGAGGAGAAACTGCGGAAGCTGGAGGCGGTCGTTACTGCCTTCTCTTTCTCCTACGCGGAGAACGGACATGACTTCTACGGATTCACACTGATTCGCGCGGGGGTCCTCACCAACACGCAGGGCTTCGAGGATACGACCGATACCGCACATGTTTACGATATGAATACCGGGATCTGGCACGAACGGTCGATGTGGTCCTTCACGAATGATGCCTACCTCGGCTCGAAAATCTCCAGTCACGTCTTCGCTTTCGGTAAGCATCTGGTGGGGCATGAAGGCATGCAGGCACTCTATGAAATGTCACTCGACACCTTCTCCGATGCCATTGCCGCCGATCGCAGCGATGCGGATAACGTCGAGGGCCGAATTTGCTCGGAGCGTCGAGCGCCGTATCTGTCGAGTGAGAAGAAATTCGTGGAGTTTCCGGGTCTAGAACTGGAGATGGATGCTGGAGAAGGCAGCTCCATCGACCCGAATCCGACTATTCAACTCAGCTGGTCCAATGATGGGGGACGCACCTTCACACCCGAGGTACCGCGTAAGGTCGGCGCCTCGGGGGACTACCGCCAGCGCATTCGGTGGAACCGTCTGGGCAAAAGCCGGGGCCGGATCTTCCGCACACGCACGTTCTCCAAGTTCAAGAAGGCGATCACTGCCTGTTATCTCGATCAGCCCGTTATTTACGATCACTAAATGGCTCAAGTCATCGACCACAATATTCGGGGCGCGGAAGTCCTGGAAGGGAAATTTGTGTCCCGGCGCTGGTGGGCAACCTTCACGGCAATGTTCGAACGCATGGGGCTCGACTCGAACGCGACTCTGAACTTCCCAAACACGGCAGCGGCCACATCTTCGGATCTCACCATCGCAGTACGCGGGGCCAAACTCGGGGATTACGTTGAGGTCGCGCCTCCGCTGGCTTCCATTCTGGCCAATTCCTTCTATTGGGCCTTCGTCTCCAATGTGGACGAGGTAACGGTGCGGTTCTGTAATTTCTCTGCCGGGGCGATCAATCCCGCCTCCGGCATTTTCGCAGTACGAGTGAAGCGAGGATAAAATGGCGAATCTTTTGGGCTCCATTGGCGGATTTGCGGCCAACCCCTACGTCGGGGCGATCAGTGCAGGTGTCGGCCTCGTCAACTCGCTTCGTGGACTCGTCGGCCAGGGCCGACGCTGGGCCGATGCCTGGGTGGAAGCCGTGCAAGGCCCGTTTGAGAAGCGGCTACACGAACTCATTGACCCCATCACGGCGGCCACCAACAACGGCACGCTGACTCCAGAGATGCAGGCTCAAAGCTATTACGCGCTTCAAGACCTGTATCAGCAGTATCAGGAAGCCTCGACTGCGATGAAAAACAGCGGCGATGACAACGCCGTCAAAGTCGCCCAACAGTCCGATGCTTCAGTAGCCTTCGTGGCCAATGACACGCTGCCGAAATATCAGAAGCAGTTGGAGACCTTCGGCGTGCCGATCAATAACCCACAGGGAAACGATTCCGGCGTGCAGTTCTCCAATCCGATTCAGGATCAACCGGCAGGACAGAACCTCATCGGCGGGATTACCTCTGGCATCAATCTTGCGGGAAGTCTGAACAATATCTTCAATCCAGCGACGCAGCCGACCGCGAATGCACCAGCGGGAAGTTCTCCGGCATCGGCAATTCCCGGTGCGGTTGGCGGGGCGGCGGCCGGAGCTGCTGGAGCGGCAGGCAGTGCTGCTGCGGGTACGGCAGGAACAGCAACCGAAAGCCTGCTCAGCCAGCTTGCACCCTACCTTCTCGCGGGCGGCTCCGTTGGCGCCTCCATCGCCTCCGGCATTCAGGGCTCGAATGCGGCCAACGATGCCGCAAAGATTCAGGCCGATTCCGCCAAGTACGCGGCGGATCTCCAGTCCGGCGCGTCCAAGGATGCGCTCGCGCTCCAGAAATCGCAGTTTGACCAGGCGCAGGCCAATCAGCAGCCGTGGTTGGATGCTGGAAAGAATGCGCTCAGCCAGCTTCAAAGTGATCTTCCGGGACTGACCGCAGGATATGGGCAGACGTTCAACCCGGCAGCCTACAACCCCTCGGCGGCCTTCAATCCGACACCCTACACGCCGTCTGCGGAATTCAATCCGACTCCGTACACCCCCTCTGCTGAATTCAATCCGACTCCGTATCAGAACGGGGCGCAGTTCAACCCCACGGCGTACCAGAATTCGGCAGCCTACAACCCGGACACGTATAAAGCCTACGGCAAAGAGTTCAGCATGGACCCCTCGCAACTGGTCAATGATCCGGGGTATCAGTTCCGGCTCGCGGAAGGCGAGAAGGGGATACAGCGGAGTGCGGCGGCGAAGTCGGGGGTATTGAGCGGAGCGGCCCTGAAATCGCTGCAGCGGTACGATCAGGGATTGGCGGCCCAGCAATACAATGACGCCTATGCGCAACAGTTGCAGGGCTACCAGACCAATGCCAGCCAGTATGAGCAGGATCAGATGAACAAACTGAACCAGCAGGCGCAAATCTACGGGACGAACTTCAATACCGATCAGACGAACCAAAACAACGTCTTCAACCGGGAGAACTCGGTCTTCAACACGAATCAGAATCAATTCAATTTGGATCAGGCGAACCGGCTGGCTCAGGAATCCGGCGCGTACAATACGAACTTCAACACGCAGCAGGCGAATCAAGCCAACCAGTTCAACCGCGAAAGCTCAGCCTACAATACCAACTTCAACACACAGCAGGCCAATCAGGCGAATCAATTCAATCAAGGGCTGCAAGCCTACAATACGAATTTCAACACGGATCAGGCGAACCAGCAGAACGCCTACAATCAGGGACTCCAGACCTACCAGACCAACTACAACCAGTTCCAGCAGGAGCAGGCCAACCGCTACAATCGGCTGGCGAACATCGGCGGATTGGGGCAGACCGCAGCCGGAAATCTGGCCTCGACCGGCGCGAACTATGCCAACCAGGGCAGCAACACGCTTCTTCAGAATGCGGAAAACCTCGGCAACATTTCGGGTCAGGGCGCGAATGCCACGGCGGCGGGATTGATCGGCGGGGCGAATGCCGTGCAGAACGCGACGGGCAATATCAGCAACACTCTTGCGCAGCTCTTGGCGCTGCAAGCGAAGTAAGGTAGCCTAACATGCAACTCGACACAAATTTGCCGCTTCAGTTCAAACCCGCCAAACCAATAAACACGCTGGAAGTTATCGGCGGCGTGAACGATCTGCGCCTGCAACAGCAGAATCAGCAGATGAATTCCATGAAGCTCGCGGATCTGCAACGGCAGCAGAATGCGGCGGCATTGAGCGAACAAGAAGGCCGTCAGCTTTCCCAGATCATGGTGAAGCATGGGCCGCAAGATCTTGCTGGAGCCGCCGAAGAACTGTACTCGCTCGGAACTCCGAATGCTCAGAAGTTGAGTCTGGAAATTCAGCAGAAACTTGAATCTCAGAAAACAGAAAAACTCCAGCAGCAGAACTTTCAGGGCCAAATTGATGAACGCAATTACGGACTGGAGCAAGCCAAAGCAGCAGATACGGCGAAAGCGCAGACTGCCGCCGAAACGAAAGCGGCTTATCGCGATCGCTATTTCCGCTGGCTGGCTTCGAAGGATCTGCAGCCACGTGCAGATTACGAACTGCAGTTTCAGAGAGAAGAGGCAAAGGCCGGACAGGCTCCAAAATTCAGCGATGTAGCGCCGGGTGCCGCGCTGGTCAATCAGGATACGGGGCAGGCGGTATTCACGAACCCGGCGAATCCTCCAGCCGCTACGAATAATCTCACCCCGGATCGAGTGATGGTCAATGGAGTCGGCGCGGAAGTCTTGCGGGATGCCAAGGGTAATTATTTCGATGCGAACACCAAGCAGCCGGTAACAGGCCGGATCACTCCCTATATCGCGCCTCCGAATCCGCGCCAGAAAGGGGAAATCACGCCGACTGCTGAGGCGGGATTGATTCAGAATCTTTCGAAACAATGGGAAATGGCTTCCAAGGATGTCAGTCAACTCTACCGCGCCAATACGATCATGCAGGCGGGAATGGCTGCCGCACGTAAGGGAGATTTGAATGCGGGGGCTCAGGCCGTGCTCGTGACTTTCCAGAAATTCCTTGATCCTCAATCTGTCGTCAGGGAGTCGGAATATGCACGTTCGGGCGAGGGGCAATCGCTCTTGAATCAGGTTCGAGGTTCCGTCGATAAACTGCTTAATGGTGGCGCGGGAATGACGCTGCCAGAGCTTGAGAAGTTTGCGAAAATGGCCCAGACCATCAACGATCGACTGGCTGCAGAGGGCGACAGCCTGCTATCCGCCGAAAAGGAACGCATCAAGCGAAATGCCGATCGATACAACGTACCAATTGAAACCATTATCCCCAATTATGACTATGCGAAAGCGGGCGGATCATCTGGGAAGTCTCCCGCTGCCGTACCTTCCGCGACAGTCAAAATGAAAGCACCCAACGGCCAGGTGTCCAATGTCCCCGCCTCTCAAGTCGAGCACTATAAGAGTCTCGGCGCCACGGTGGTAAAATAGCAATTTATGCCACATTCAACAGATTCAAGAGAGCAGAAAAATAAATGGAATGCATATATGCGTCAATATCGAGGCACCCTAACTCCAGAACAAAAAGCCTCAAATCATGGGAAAATAATGGAATGGAGGCGAAGAAACAAAGAGAGACATGCGGAGTCAGTGCGCAAATGGCAAAAGGCAAATCCAGATCGGATGAAATTGAGACGCAGGAAGGATGTATTTAATAAATACGGCATTACTGCTGAAACCTTCGATTCGTTGCTGAAAACTCAGGGCGGTAAATGCGCAATCTGCCAGACGGAATCCCCAGGAGGGAAGCACAACCAATGGCATATTGATCATTGCCATAATTCTGGAATGCTACGCGGAATCTTATGCAATGCGTGTAATTGTGGCCTTGGTCGGTTTAAGGATAGCGCGGATTTAGTTGAAAAGGCCGCAACTTATCTACGGGTCAATATAGCCACGGTGGTTAAATAATGCCGCAAGATTGGTTCACAGAGAACGCGCCAAAATCGGAAGATTGGTTTGCTTCCAACAAACCGACAGTCGATCAGGCGACAAAGGATACCGTTCGCCAGTCCGTCGCCGAGGCATCCACGGTCAAGCCGCTGGTTCCCAGAACTGCCGACGATTGGATGAGTGCGGCAGGCGATTTCACAAAAAGCTTTATCAGCGGCCTAAATCCTCTGCCGATGCTGAAATCCCTTTATGAACACCCGCTCGATACCTTGCATGGAATACCAGATGCGCAGAAAGCGCAGTATGAGAAGGCGAAGGATTCTTATAGCAAGGGGAATTACTCTGAAGCGGTAGGACACACCTTGGCCGCAATGATTCCTCTTGTCGGCCCTGCGGCAGCACAGGCGGGCGAGACCATTGGATCTGGGCAGGTGGCGTCGGGAATGGGGCAAGGCGCGGCGCTATTGGCACCTTCCGCCGTTCATTATATCGGGGAGAAGCTGGCAGGCCGACAGGTTGCACCTTCACTGCTCACGAAGAATCCTGTCGATGCCGAGGCTGTTCGATTCGGACTCGATAACAATCTGCCGGTCGATGCAGCAACGGCAACCGGCAACCCCGCAGTGCGCGGCGGTCAATGGCTTGCCGACCGATCCATTGGCGGGAGTCTGGCCAATACTGGCCGCGCCGCAAATGCCGCCGAACAACTCGCATCAAAGTTTGAGGATATGGCGGCGGGACCAACCGGCGTGAATGCGGCGGGCAAGCCTGTCTATGCGGGCGGCCCCGCAATTACGCCAGAACAGGCTGGCACTTCGATCCAGACAGCCTTGGATGCGAAAATCACGGCTGCCGGCGCGAATGCGAATCAAGCCTATGGCGCACTTCGTCAGATCGAAGCGAAAACGCCAATGACGGTGGATCTGACGGCGGCGAAAGCGGCACTACAGCCCATTTATGACCAGATGAAGCGCCAAATGCCGCTCACTCAGCAGAATGCCTCGACGGGGCTGAAGGCTATCGAAAACATCGTCAACGGGCCAGATATCGCCCCGGCCTCGCTTGTGGATGCCGACCTCGGGGCCGTCAAGGGGATTGTGCGTGGAGCCGATGCCCAGAATCTTCGAAACGTCAGCCAGGGCCTTGCCGCGAAAGCCGTCAACGAACTCAGTACCGCTGTCGATGATGCGATCAAGCAAGGCGGGAAACCCGCAATCGACGCGCTTCGTGCGGGTCGTCAGGCAACCACACTCAAATATCAGGTCGCTGGCGTTCTGGATAAGGTTCGAGAGGAGCCCGTGCAAGCCTTCAACCAGATGGTTTATTCGAAGGATGCGGGGATCGAACAACTGCGGGCCGTGGCCCAGCACGCACCGAAGGAAATGCCGAAGGTGGGCAGCGCCTTCCTCAATGACATTCTGAACACAGCAACCAAGGACGGCGGGTTTACTCCAGGACGCGGTGCGGCGAAATGGCAAGCCCTGGGACCGGAAACGAAAACGCTGCTCTTTAAAGACCCGGCCTATATCAGTGACCTCGATAATTTCTTCACGCTCTCGAAGCGACTCGCGGAAAATCCAAATCCAAGCGGCAGCGGCTATATTGCGGCGCTCGGTGCTCAGGGCTATGCGGCGGCTGCTAATCCGCTGGTGGGTGCACTGACTCAGCTTGGGGCGGCAGGATTATCGAAAATGCTTCATTCCCCGGCAGTGGTACGGACGCTCGTGGAGGGGTTGAAGCTTTCCGTGAAGGTTCCGCAGACAGCCGCAACGGCTTTCGGTATTTTGAAGGCGCTGAATATTGTCAAGAATGCCGCTTCCGAAAACTCCCCGTCAGTACAAAGCGGCCCATCCATTTTAGCGCCAGCCCAATGAGGACTGGCACGACGGCCACATAGAAGGAATCTTTCGGATTCGGCACATCAAGGGCCAGGCAGAAAATGATCCAGCTCAGGGCGAGCACCCAGAGAAATCGACTTAACACGCCGAGAGCCTATACCATTTCCGACCACTTCCGAAAATTAAATGAAAGCAGGAATTCTTGAATGCTATGGATAGCCGTTGGCGCCCTCATCCTTTCGTTCATCGTCAACATCGCTCTGATTTCCCGCTGGTCCGGCAAGATCGAGTCGACGCAGAAGAACCATTCCGCGATTTTGGAGCGTCATGAAGAACATCATGATTTCCACTACAAGCAGGCCCGCGAACAGGATGCCATCAATCAACGGCATTTTGCCGATACCGACATGCACTGGAATCGACGTGAACGCGATTGGCTCAATACCCGCTTCGAGGAGATGGGCGAGCGGTTTGACAAGCTCGAAAGCATGCTGAGGGCGCGGTCGTGAGATTGTCGATCACTCGCCAGAAGTCCTCGCCGAATTCGACAATCGGAAGCCTCTATATTGACGGACAATGGCACTGCTTCACGCTGGAGGATATCGTGCGCCGGCTTGGACACTACGGCGAGGGCAAGGTCCCAAGCCGTACGGCGATTCCAGCGGGCGAGTATTTAGTCATCATCGACAAATCGGCACGCTTCAACTGCCTGATGCCGCACATCCTCAATGTGCCGTTCTTTGAAGGTGTGCGGATTCACAGCGGGAATACCAGTGCCGACACCGAAGGATGCGTTTTGCTTGGGATGGTCAAAGCTGGCGATGATCAGATCGGCCAGTCGGTTATCGCGTTCGATGCATTCATGGAACGGCTCAAAGCGGGATTGCTCGATGGTGAAGTGAAATTGACGATTACGGAGGAGTGATGCATGGGTTCATTTAAGGATGTACTAAAAACTGCCTTTCCCTTTATCTCAGTCGCCGCTTCCATGGGCGGCCCTCTAGGCGTGATGGCCTCTAGCGCGGTTGGCAAAGCGCTGGGCATTGATAAGGTTGAACCCACGAGCGAAGGCGTCACTGCGGCCATTACGACCGCACAGGCGACCGATCCGGATGCACTGTTGAAGCTCCAGCAGGCGGAAGATTCCTTCCGGCTTCAAATGGCTCAGCTCGGTTTTGATTCTGCGGAAAAGATGTTAGCGCTGGACAGTGCCGATCGTGCGGACGCCCGAGCGAGAGAAATTGCGGTGAAGGACAAAACCCCGCGCAATCTCGCTTACTTCACACGCGCTGCTCTAATTTCGCTGGTCACCATCTTCCTGTTCCGGGATATTCCGCCGAGTGTCCATGACATCATGTTGATTCTAATTACGACGATTGCGAATTCCTACACTGGTCAGGATAACTACTTCTTTGGCTCCAGTTCGTCATCTGCGAAAAAGACGGACATCCTCGCTGATCAAGTGAAGTCGGATAAGTGACATTTCTACACTCACATATGGCAATTACATAGGAGGTTCCAATGCCTTTACTTCCGATTGTTCTGACACTCATTGTGGTGATGGTCCTTTTGTGGCTGGTTGATACCTACATTCCCGGCGATCCTTCAATCAAAAGGATACTGAAGGCCGTCGTGATCATCTGCACAGTGATCTGGCTTCTGCAGGTTTTCGGCGTCTTCGACTATTTGAACTTGGTGCGAACGCCACGCCTGCACTGACACCGCTGAGTCTGCGTCGTTAACTTCCGTTATTGTCCAGAACTGCGCTGATCTTCGGCCTGGTGTGGCTACTGAACTCACTCCGGCCTTACGTGTGAGACGCCGACTCCTTCAGGCGGATGACAATGCAGTCGGGTGTGTGCGGGAAGTCCCTAAAGTCAGTTCTGAATTCCATACAGAACGCGCACCAGGAATCAATCGGTGGATGGCCGCCACTGTCCTGCTGCCAGTTCTCAAGCACAGCCTCCCGCAATCTCCCATTGTCCGCTCTCAGGGCGTCCCGTGAATCACGCTCAGCTTCCCGCATATCCTCACGGTACTGTTGCCGAAGTCTGAGAATTTCGCTGGCCGCTTCTCGGTGAAGCTCATCACCAGACTGTAAGCGCGGTAGCAAACTTCGGGCCTGCTCCTGTCGTTTCTTCCATTCAACCAACTGCTCGTTCGTCATAATTCTCCTAAGTTGTTTGCTACCGTCTCCCCACACCAGCCACAGCACCAGTACCGCGATGAGCAGCGCCATGCCGATGAAGGGGTGGAGGTAGGGGAGGTGCATGTTCGTTTCTCCGGTACTAGAACGGAACGTCTTCGTCCGTGATCGGTGTTGACGACGTGACTTTGCCGCTAAAGAAATCGGCTGCGGCCCGTGATGCCGGCACATCCGCAGTTGCACTTCGCTTCATCAGGAAAGCAACCTTCGTTCGGAACTTGCCGTTGTACTCTTCCTCTTCGGTCGTGAATGTCACTGGATGGCCGGTGATATCTCCAGCCAGTCCGTTCTCGATATAGGCAGCATCGGACAGCTTATTCCCGTCAACGCCGAGAGCCTGGACAAACGTTTCTCGGGCGCGGTCCCGATTCTTCGCTGTGAGCCAGATGGTGTAGGACGTTTCACCGTCGTGGCAATTCAGGAACACTTGATAGCCGAGCGTTCCTTTCTGCGTCTCCATCATGTTGCCGCCCGTTACTTCGCCGTGGTATTTAACGCCTGCTTTGATACTCATGTTATGCAACCTCTGCAACGCGCATCAGGTCGGCTTTCTTGGCTTCTTTTGCGGTTTCCAGTTTCGTCATCAATTCATCGCCCAGCCTCGTCTTCTTACCCTTCGTCAGATCCCACGCCGTGCGCAGCGATTGAACAGATCCGGCATTCATGATCGCGGTCTGAATCTGAGTGAATAGCGAATCGCGCTCTCCTGCGGCTTTCTGTGCCTGCGTTTCCTGAGCGGCGGCGTCACGTTCGGCAATCTCTTCCTCGCTGCCGAGCTTGCCTTGCTGCGTACCGTTTAGGTAGTTCACGACTGGCGCAATGGTTCCGTAGTTCGGCCATTCGATGGTACGGCCTGAGAGGATGCCAGAGCGGTCCTTCTCAAAGAATACCTTGATGATGTATCCGCCTTCGGGATCGCGCTCCGGACGCATCCTGCCCAGAATATGCGGCTCGTGGGGCGTCTCGCCTTCGGCCTTCATCTTCGTTCCGGTAATGTGCGTTTCGCCATCGGCGTCCTCTTCCATCGATACGCCTTCACGTCCACAAATCAGCGCATGGAAGTTACCGTCCAGTAGCAAGGACATCAGCTTTTTGTACGGCTTCTTGATTGCGCCCCATGCCTGGATCGGAATTCCGCCGTTGGACATTTTCTTGCCACCATAGGCAGCAATCGCCGCCTCCCACAGATGCGTGATCGAGTCGATGACAATGACGCCATATTCTGCCGGATCGAGCGACTCGACAGCTTCAACGGTTTCCATAATGGAGCGCGTAATCAGGCGGTCGAAGTCAAACGCTTTGGGATGTACCGTGCGCTCCGCGATATCGAGGCTGTAGAACTCGGTGCCGCGTTCCGTGTCGATGTAGGCCACGCGCTTGCCGTCACGTGCGCCGAGTCCTTCAGCGAATAGAAGGGACGTGAGGGTTTTGCCGGTTCCGGCTTTGCCGTAGAGGCCGACCTTGAGGAATGCCTGGTTGGATGCTGCTTTGGTAAAGAACTTACTCGCCATTGAATTCTCCTTGTATCGTCGGCCCGTTGTCTGGCCGAACGTCATCAGGTGGGGTTACTGCCGTTATTGGCCTCTCGTGGTTCTTTTCGTTTCAGTCCACCGTTAGTTCACCTCCGCCCCTCCGCTTCCTGCGCTTCGGCATTATTGGACTCGGATACTTCTATGAACCTGCCCAAGTCATCACGCAATCTCCGCATGGTGTCCGTGTGCGGCAAGCTGGCACGCACCAGCTTCAGGGTATTCAATGATCGACGGTTCTGATCCTTCAGCCGCTCAATCTCCCGCTCTTTCGCCGCCAACATCGCACCGATGGCTTCGATCGCCTGTTGCGACGCGGTCAGCAGCTCGTCGCGAATCAAGTCGTCAGGGGTCGTGGTCATGTTTGCTTCTCCAGCGCCATCAGTAACAGCTTTACGTCCAACTCGGCGGTGCGGGTCATGGCTTCACGTTCCAGTCATAAACGGGCCGTGTCTGCTTTTTGGAGCCGTCATCAAGGATGCTCACCTTTGGAATTGTGGGATAACAATAGCGGGGCTTGCATCCCAGC